CCCTGCGCCTTATCTACCGTATAGGGTGTCGCTGAGCTATCATTATGAATTAGATATATCACTGCTGACAATGGCGTTGTATTCGGGTTTGCCTGCATCTTATATATTCCATTAGCAGGGTTTTTCTGGTTGAACCACAAGTCCAGAAGTATTTTACTGTAGAGCCCGAATTCGCCTGTATAAGTTACGGTGCAGGACTTCGTTGTCACGAGCTCACTATATGGGTGCGGAACTGCTGATTGCGGTTTGAACTTGGTATCCTTCTTGTTATTATTCTGAACTATTTCCAAGACACCAGGCAAGACTACGAGATTTGCCCAAGAAGTCGCACTCGGTGCTTCTCCCACTGGTGCTTCCGTTCCGCCTGCATTATAGCTGTGTTCTATGCCTATCGCTATTCTATAGTCATTACCATATCTTATTTTGTCTGGCATTTATTTCTCCTCTGCCTTCTTAGGCTTTGAATTTATTTCTGACTTTGTATCCGTCTTTGTTTCAGGTTCAGGCTTCTCTTTCACGAGCAGGTTTTTATACTGCTCGTAAGCTGAGTCAGGATAGTCACGGTATACATCGTCATTGATGATTGCTATTCTTTGTCCATCTATCTGGTGATAGATAGGTTTCTTTAGCGTTGATTTTGCTTTTGCTCTGACCATATTTCATTCTCCTGTATATCTTTGGTCGTTGTATCTGATATTGAAAGTTATCCTACTGCACTGAAGTGCATCGCTCTGATATGCTGATTGAATGATAGGGATATCTGAATTGAATTCTACTCTCGCCAGTTCCAGCGAAACGCATTTCCCGCCTAAGTGATTGTCTTTGTATATCTCGTTGATTATTTCGAAAACTATGTTCTCGTGATACTCCGTCTTTTCGTATCCTGTCTGCGTAATTAGAATTATGGCACAAGTATAGACAGGGTTCACGATATTATTGGAAGTTACGAAAGGCTCCAGCGAAATAGACTCTATCAATACAGCGGGATAGTGATTTCCGAGGCGAGATATCCCTTCAGGATATACATCGCTGGCGAGAACGCCTGCTATCGCACATCTATTCAGGATTTCTTTCTTGATATCTTTCAATTTATTTATCATTCTTTCCTTCTTTCAGTTCCGCCATTGCTGTGAAACTCTGGTCTTGACGGCGTTTGCGAGCTTGTCCAGAAATTTACGGCTATCTGCGTCATTCAGTCCGAAGTGTTCTCTTTTCGGGATTTTCCCCAGTCCGTTCTGATGGCGAAATGCCACCATTGCACGATGCGAATCGGAATAGTATATTTCAGCGTTATCATTCGTTACTTTTACCGCCAATGAATTATGCATCTCACTTCTATCTTCCAGGTTCACTATATCTACAGTCTTGCCTATACCTTTTCTGTATTCTGCATATAGTGGAGAATAAGGAATGAATTGCTGATAGTTCACATCTACGCCTGAACGGGTTCTTTTCTTGATGTGCTCACGAATATCCATCCCAATATTTCGCAGTTCCATAGCACTTGGCTTCATATTGATATCCAGATTAGGCATTTTCGTGATAGTAATCATTTCACTATATTCCCACCGAAAAAAGCACGGGAGCCTACGGTATCACCCTCATATCCTGAGAGCCGTAATGCGGACATAGCCTTGTCTTTTTCGTGTGCGTAGCGTTGTGCATAATTATTGGCTTTCGCTTCATACAGCTGATTATATCCGCTGTTGGCGAGGTCAGCATATATCAGTTCCAGAACTTTCATATCAGATGCAAGAGAAAATATTTCAGGATTCGTTATGAGCGATATTGCTTCTGTATCGCTCTCAATAGTAGGATATCTCGTCATTATATCCGTGATAATATCCTGTCTTAATATCTTTTTCGCCAGGTCTATCTTATCTTGCCAAGTATAGTTGATTGTGGCAAGATACCACGCCTGCTTAGAAGATAGCGTCGCCGTCAGTTCAGTGTCAGAGTGCAATATCAAGCTCTTGGCTTCGTTCAATGGAAATTTTCCTAATATTACATCATTCAGTCCTGCAGTCAGCTCAATGATAGTATCCATAGGAATTTCCATTGTATTCTCTTCTCTTACTGGAATATCAATCACATTACCTTCTGCGGTCTTAGCTCTCACGAATGTCACGAAATCAGAAAACTTCAGCTTATACGGCTCATCTTTATTCTCGCTTCTAAGTGACCATATCTCAGTCTTGCCTGCAAGACGATTGATTTCTTTCTCCCACGCAGAAAGACCAGCCAGCGTGCTCAGTGTAATATCGTCATAACTCATAATCTCACCTCAAAGTAGGTGGCGGTAAAAGGAGCAAAACCGCCACCCGTCCCCAACCTGCTAACAGGCTTAAGTCATCACCACATAAGCGTCTACGGTATCTGAACTTTCATTATCTGTTGTTGTATAAGTCAATTTTACATAACGATAATCATCTGGCAGACTATCAGGAATTATCTCCTCACAGATAGTATCACCAGGAGCGAAAGTTATGCCACCTGTACCTGCAGTTGCGGTATATAAGACCTTGCTCAATGTATCAGTCGGTGTGCTTGTGGCACCATAACTGGCTACGATAGTAAGTGCTTTATCTTTCGCTATACTTACAGCAGAATGAGCTTTTACCACTATTTTAGCATAGCCGAGACTATTTCCGCCATATTTCACGACATTAGAATTAGCTGAAGTTGCATTTGGTAAAGCTTGAGCCTTGCTCAAAACTAGACTTTCGTCTATTACATACGCTCTATTTTTGTATCCCATTTTTCCTCCTATCAGTTCAATGAAGCGGGTTCATTGTTCACTATCATTTCGTCCAGTATTACTGGAATATTGTCCCAGGTTGCCACCATTGTATTGATACTATCACTAGGAGCGATTTCCAATTTATTGTATTTCAATTCTTTCAAGTATCTGCGAGCTGTTCTGTTCATATACAGGAAAGTATTTCCATCAGCCATACCTTTCACCGCATCAATGAGCTCGTCTATCATAGAAGCTGTAGGTTTATGTGTGGCATCTATTTTGTTTATGGCGGCGACGCTATATTTTGATCCGCACTGTAAGGCTGCATTCGTCCAGAAGCTGACACTATAGTTCAGGTTCTTGGCTCCAGTAGTTGTATCAGCAGTGGGAGCCTGAAGCGTTCCACCACCTACGAGCTCCATCTGCACGAGATTGCCATTCTGCTGTTCTGGTATCACTATCTGAGTCTCACCCTCTGCCCAATGCACTGCCAGAATAGAAGTACTGGAACCATCAGTTCCACCTAAACTGCCTATCAGTTGTCCATTAGCTTTCGCTATCTGGCGTAATCCCTTGAAAGCACCTGGCACGCCAACAGTAGGATCGTCTCCATATATCACAGCTTGAGCGAGTTTCTGCATTATGCTTCTGATATAGGTAGAAGTTCTGCTTTTGCTATCCAGAAAAGCTTCTATACTGCCATACTTCATTTTGATTATTTGGTCTATAGTGACCAGTCTTTGAATGGTTGGGAGCTGGATACTTGCCATAATCGTATTCTCCATTGTGGATATGATAGAGCCATTCACTGAGCGTATCGCTGCCTCACCATCCTCTTTCAGAACTTCATATTCGTGACGCAGAAAGTCGGAACTGAAGCCGACCTGTGCGGTATCCAATATCCCCAGAGCTTTCACTACTTCGGAAATCACGGGAGCTTGGGGTGACTTAATGTCCAGCAGTAAGTCTCTTATGTTCATTTATTTACCTCTTTCTGTTTTTTAATTCCTGCCCGAATGTATAATACGAGCTTTGTTTGTCTGTTCCAGCTGCAGGAGCGTATCCTGAAGCTTCTTTTGCGGGTGGATTGAACACACCAGCAGTTTCTAATAGTTGCATAGCAGCAAGATTTTTCTGAGCGATTTCGGGTGTGATATCGCCCTCCAGAACGAATTTGTCTTTTATCTTGCTTACGGTCTCATAGAGCGGGTCGGTGTCCTTGACCTCGAAAATCTTAGCTTTCTCTTGCCAAGCTTGAATGAGTTTCTGCTCTTCTTCTTGCTTGTGTGCGAGATATTCTGCCTCAATTTTCTTCAGTCTTTCCAATTCCGCTTTGGTATTTGAGCTTGAAGCTTTTTCCAGCTCGGAATTTTTCGCTTCCAGCTCTGCTTCCAGTTCCCGTATCTTAGCTTTTCGTGTCGCACTTTCCTTGTTAGCGGCACTGAGGCTATCCAGGATGTCTTGCGCCTCTCTCACTGCATCCGCTATGAGAGCACTGATTTCCGCTGGTGCATCTGCACCGAGAGTTGACTTGATTCTATCCAGAATCTCTTTTATAGCCATTGTTTTACTCCTATAATTATAATCTTTTCTTGCACGAATGCAAATATTATTTTATGAAAATTATTGTCAATCATTTTCCTACATTCTCCCAATAGTATTCAGGTTCTATCTGGATGAAATCGTGCCTGCAATTGTATTCACGCTCGCCTGCAGTTTCAGCTTCGAACTGTATGCGTTCCTCATCAGTGAAGAACGGTGCATTCGGATATCTGCCATCGGGATCAATGCCCATTCCTATTCTGCAGGCGGGACGAGTCAGGTCATCTATTGGTCCCTGATATTCCCAGAATAGCTTGCCTTCATATTCATCTTTCGTGGCGTATTCTACTGCCTGTATGAACTCGCCTCTGCTCGTATTGAAATAGGTCGTTGCGTATCGCTTGAAATCCTTTTCCAGCACATCCCGTATCTGCTGGATAGCATCTTCACTGTCTATGCCCGCTATAACGCTCTTCACTATTATCTGCTGGATGTTTCGCATCTCTTGTGCTGCCACTGATTGAAACTGCGTGGCATAGATGGCGGACATACCCTGAAGCTTTTCTGCGGTCTGCATTGTGAATGCGAGAGGTACGGCACCATCTGGTCGGTGTTCACGCATATACTTCAGGATATCGTTCTCTTTCTCTTGTGCCGCCTGCACGAGCTCATTGAAACCGCTTTCCTGAAGCATCTGTTGAAGTGCTGCATAACTCTGATAGGCTTGCTGAACATTGATGTCACTGTATATCAGGATGCCATTGGTAGTCTGCAGGTCGCCTATGAGCGTCTCTATTCTTTTCTGGAACGCAGTCAAAACTTTATCCAGGTTTCTTTCGAACCACTCTATTTGCTCATCTAAAATTTTGTCATACATTATTCGAACATTCCCGTTGTAAGATTAGGAGTGCGATATATCGCATTCTCGCTATCTATCTGCTTCTTGCGCTCAATTGCACTTTGGCGGTCTAAGTCTTGATTATCTTCCATTATGGCATCTATTATGGACATCGTTCCATTCGCCAATTTCAGTGTGCGTATCTGCTCCAGCTCCATCTGATTCGGCGTTACCTGGACATCGGCATAGTCTATGATTATGTCTGCATCGGTAGGCAGATTGACTTTCCCGTATATTCTCTTGCAATCCATTATGATTTGCACGAGCTCACGAATGGACTCACGATATACTGAGCGTTTCGCCTGATTGTGGTCTATCACGCCTGTCATTGAAAGACGGAGCTGATAGCCTGAAGAATAGTTCGCACCACCACGAATGAAGTCCGTAGAAATGCCAAGCAATGCAGCAGCAAGCGATATCTGGTCATTGATGACCTGCCAGATGCTATTGAGATTCACACCAGGATTTATATAGTAGGCTTTGCCCTGGAGTGTTCCCGTGATTTTGTCTTTCGGGATATTGAGAAATCTGCTCACATTCGAGGTAATGACCTGAGATTCTGGCATACCTTCTGTGACCATCGTAGCGAAAGACTGGAAGTCTACGCCCATATTGAATGCAGTCAATTGCAGATTAGCGGTCTCATTCGCATTCACGATAGGATATCCACTATCAATCCAAAAGCGATTCATTGGCAATTCAATAGAAAACCATATCACGGGAATGCGTCCATAGACATTGGGAGCTTCCGTGCCAGGTATAGGCTCTATCTTTCCATTCATCAGGATTTCAATTTCCTGATATGTATCTTCAGTCCAGAACGCATAGCGATTGCCTTTCTGAGCGATGAGCGTATTCTCACGATTCAGAATAGGATATGCGAGTGCGTCTAATTGTGTCGGGTCTTTCTCATTCTGCCATACAGTCACCTTGTCAGGCGTTATGAGCTGAAGATAGACTCTATCCCGCTTGGCATCGTAATGCGGCAAGACACCTACCTGATGGCAGGTCTCACAGATACTATCAATCTGCCCTAAGACCTGATAGAGCCTACATTCGTCTAATAGCTTCGTGAATTCCTGAGCTACGGCTGAAGTCTCGTCAATGCCCCTGAGATTAATTGCGGGATCGTTCTGAAATAGCTTTGCCAGCTGACGCA